ATGAAAGGAATATGTGGGCTTGCGCCAGACATTAATAAGTGTCCACATTACGATGCAAATATGGGGAGCTGTACTACCAATAATAATGTGTGTGGATTTTTCAGAAACCCGGAAGTAAAAAAAGAAATAAACAATCAAAGACAGCCAAAGTGGTTTGAGCAATACTACGATAGATAGGAAAAGATATGGGAGTATTTGGAATTGGCACTAACGTGCGAAAAATCAATAGCGGAATTATAAGAGGAACTATCTACCCAATTGCTTGCATGGCCTGGTATGCTCCTGGCTGCCCGCCAAGGCCGCTGCTTTTTAAGTTTGAGGGTGAGGACGGGGTTTTACAAACCATTACCGATATAAAAATAAGCCATACTGATTTCAAGTGTTATGACGGTGAGCAAGTAAATGAGTATAGGTGTGACGCAATAATTGGTGGAATACGATTTGGATTCAAGCTTATTTTCTACATCTTGAGCTGCCAATGGGTTATGGTCGTTTGAATAAATATCATTGCATATCAGCACACTACCACTATCAAAAAGGCGGTGTGTATAATGGATATATTCGACAACAGAAAGATAAGCCCGATGTTAATTGCGGAAATGAAGGATCCCTTCGATTCTCCGGATTACATTTTTGAAATTAAATGGGACGGAATCAGATGTGTTTCATATTTGGGAACAGAAACAGACATAAGAAATAAACGGAATAAACTCATGGCTCCTATCTTCCCTGAACTGCAAAATCTCCATGAGCAGGTAAAAGTGAAGTGTATCCTTGACCATGAATTGCTTGTGCTCAGAAATGGGATGCCGGAATTTTACGAGGTCCAAAAGCGCGCGACAATGACCAATCCATTTAAGATCAAATTATCCTCTGAGAGATATCCGGCCAGCATCATCGCCTATGATATCCTATACTACAAAGACAAGGATATAACCATGCTCCCACTTATTGAACGAAAAAAGTATCTGCAGGACGTTGTAGTCGAGAATGGTATGATATCCGTATCCAGGTACATTGAAGATAACGGGGTCATGCTATTTGATCTTGTAAAAGAAAAGGGCCTTGAAGGTGTGGTCGCAAAGAAGAAAAGTAGTCTTTACTGGCAGGGGAAACGCTCTAAGGATTGGGTCAAGTTCAAGGTATTAGATTCTGATGATTGTATTATCTGCGGATATATCATCAAAGAGAAAAGTATGACAAGCCTTATCATAGGGCAATACGATGAAGATGTGCTTGTATATAAGGGCCATGTTACGCTTGGGGTAAGCTTAAGGGTTCTAAATCAATACGATTACAAAGTGATCGATTATTCGCCGTTTGGCTTTGTGCCGGCAGGAAACGAAAATGCCGTTTGGCTGGCCCCGGATCTGGTTTGCATTGTGGAATCCATGCCGTCTGAAAATAAAGGCTTTAGACAACCCGTTTTCAAGGGAATAAGAGAAGATAAAACAGCTTTAGAATGTCAAGTGTAGGCGGGGCCGGTATACGGCACCCGCCGTTTTAATATGATGATTTGCACTGTAGAAATACCTCAATTATCGTATTCTCCAACATTGCCGCTAAAAAACTTGTTCTTGACAGAATTGAACATATTGTAATACTTTCCATCAACCTCTACCTTGACGTTTCCGTCTGTGTAATAGGTCGCGCTAATTTTTCCCTTAACTCCTTGCCCAATTAACGCCGCTTGTAGCAAAGTAGACATTTTTTCTATTTTGGTTTTATCTGTTTCAATTTCAAGATTTCTATTGCAATAGTCCGTATAGTCTATTTTCATATTGGCGTCCTCCTTGTTTTGTCGTCTTAACCTTACAAGGGGATTCTAGCACGTAATAACGGAACAAGCAATTGACATTGTCACTAGATTACGGGATATTTTATTGTTCAATTTGTCACGCAATTACTATACGTAGATTGGAATTTGAAAACGTGATATGATTCTGGGTAAGAGGTGACGAATATGTTAAAATATGATAAGGTATTAAAACTTCTGGAAGATGCAGGATATAATACGTACAAAATGAAAAAAACAAAGTTACTATCTCAGAGTACATACCAAAAGCTCAAAGACGGCACTACAAATTTAGACGGAAAATCCATTGATCGTCTTTGCAAAGAATTCAATTGTCAGCCTGGAGACTTGATGGAGTGGGTACCAGATGGAGAAAAGTAAAGAACCGCGACTTTTTAGTGTCACGGTCCTTGTTTTTTATCCCTGTGTGGCTTAGATATTATCATTCTCATCAATCAACCAAATCTCTTGAGCCCCGTTATCTTTGGTGTGCCAGCAGGCGCCTTCCAGAGGCCCATCTTTCGTGCTGTCCAGGAAATACCAATCGCCAGATCCGTCATCAGGATCACAAACTTTCCCGTCCCAGCGATGCCAACCAGTGACCATATATCCGTCACGGTTAAACAGGTAGTAATGATGATTAATAATACACCACTTATTAGCCGGGTAGCTGCCGTCTGCTCTACGATACCAGTAGCCTTTCTGATCTTTTATCCATCCCGGTTTATCATCTTCATCGTAGTTGATATAACAAAACCCTTTTACAGTAGCGTCATTCCACGGCCTTGTCTTGATCTTAACCTGTCCACCATTACGCTCAGATAGATTCGATGACGTATTACCCTCAAGACAATCCCACCACTTCTGCCCATTTTGGGAGTATATCCGGATTACTCTGCCAGCGTGGGAAAAATCAAATATAACCACAGATCCAAGTTGTGGTGTCATGCCTACTTTACCAGCCTTTTTAAAGGCGTTATAGGTGGAAAAACAGTTATAGCCTACATAGGTACTAGGAGTCATATTCCAGTGCTGTAATGCAACATCTTTACCGTACTCATAGCCTTCTAACGCAAACTGCATTGTGCAGCACCAGGGTTGTCCCTGACAGCCCATCAGTCCCCAATTATTTACATCACGGGAATATTTTGTGTAGTTATTGCTACCCTTATTAGCTGTCTTAGAATCCAACTGAGCGTTGGTTTCCTTTTCAATATACCCTTCCTCTTCTACCCCTCTGCTAATTAATCCTTTTAAAGAACCCATGTATACCTCCAATTGAAAAAGGCCCAGGAAAATCCCAGGCCTAAAAGTTGTGATGTTACAACTCGTTATTCTGTTACTTCTGCTTTCTTTTTTAACACATCAATGGCTTTGATCAGGACTGCAGGAAGCGGAATACCCATGAGTCCGGCATTTTCTACGATGGAGATCAACTCGTTTGCAATAAAACCAATAACCACCATATCTCGTATGTAATTAGTTCCAATAGCCAAATCCAGGCGGTGGGCTACCAGTACAAACAGGAGTGTCATGCATTTGCGACACAGTCCTTTCCAACTTGCCTTTGATTCCAGGGCACCGGTTTCAGTCTTAGTGCTGTTTTTAAATATCCCGGCTACAGCCAATCCGGAAAGAAAATCAATCACCATAAAAAGCATTAAAGTTCCGATACCGGTATCCCACCCTCCAAATAAAGATGCTATAAAGCTACCTGCCACCCCCGCAGCTGTACATAATATATTTTTCATTCTCATATTCCTCACTCTTCCTTAATTTTTAGATGCAAGAATTTCCTGTTTCTGGACTTCTGTAATCCAGCTCTTGATTACTGCATTAGCCAGCATTACAACAGTAAGCGGACCATTACCACAATCATACAACCTCATTAATGTCTCAAACATGCTTACACCTCCAGACTTGATAATACCAACGTGTCAACGGTTGCGGTTAGCGCTTTGATTTCTGCAGCCTGCGCCGCTACTATTTCATTTAAATCAGGCGTCCTGAAAGCTGCAATCATAACATCGGCCTTAACCTCTGTGATTCCGTCCTCTTCTAACCCAATTACATAATCGGACTGTTTTGTCAGTCTGCCGACATACACCAAATCTGACCGCTTCCAGTCAGCCTCCCCGGATAGTCCGATCTGTGTAATGCTGGCATTGGATTTCAAGATCGCTTCGATTTCATCAAAAGTCAATCTTCCTTTCTGGAATTTGATAGTTCCTCCTGATTCTCCTAAATCCACTCCTGCGGCCACCAGGTCAAAGGCCTGATCACCGAACTTGATTTTTTCTATGTTGCTCATAATAAATTCCTTTCCGCCTCTCGGCATAAAAATAAGAGCCAGTTGGCTCCTGATCTTATACGTAAATATTTTTTATTTTCTACAGCCATTCCGAATTAGGTATCTTGCTCCAATCAAGCTTTTGTCCGCAATCACAGCAATAATTAGTTTTTCTTCCGTTACCTCTATAACCATCGGAGCTTACGATAAGATTATCACAGGCAGGGCAATGGTAATGGATCATATACTTAATCTTTTCATCTTCTTTCATTAAAGGTTCTATGCCAACACTCTTTAACATGATATTTAACTTTTCACCCTTTGGATCCGCAAGTCCATACGCTCCCACATAATCTTTCCATGGTTCGTTTTTATTCATATTTTCTTCTCTTTCTGCTGTTTGCGGACAACTCCGGTTCTACGTTAAATAGCAATTTAGTAGGACTGTTTGGTAGTGGATTACAGAAGTCTATGAGTTTAATTAATAGCGAAAATACATTAAGATCGACTATCTATAATGATGCGACCGGAACATATATTACATCACGCAATTTTGCCACAGGTACCGCTACAAGACTTGGTATAAGAGATAACCATTTGTATTTGAGCAATTTTACGTTCACTGTCAAGCCAGACGGTACGTTTGAAGATACCAGTACAGGAACAACCACAATCGTATAAATGATCATTTAAAAATGTGAAATATAATTGCCCCATATTTCGATGAAGGAATTAGCTGCTATTGTTTTCCCGCTATAGTTAAACAGCTTAAATGTTTTTGTAGTCGCATCATAAGATAAGTAACCGGTAATATCTTGGTATCTTACGTGATAAGTCAATAGCATTCCATCGGGTATAGGTGAATAAGCCTGACCATTAAATTCTGGGGAAAATATTGACCTACTTGAGTCGTTATTCAAAGCAGCAACGATGGTTATAGACCCCCGGATTTGACACAGGGAATTCTTTTGGAGAAGATATATAATACCACCGGAGCAACTATTGGCATCAATGCCACTACCAACTGAATAAGATACGTTTTTTATATCATTCAAATTGCTATTTAGTGTATCTGTGGTTTGCTTAAGTGAGTAGGCCAATGCTGCACTGGCTGCCCTGCTTGAATCGTTCAAGAACTGATTAATCACATCAGTTTTTAGCAGTAACTTATTAGCCACCTTGTCAGCAATCGCATTGATTAGCAGCTGCACTGTGGAATTGTCCCCGGCTGCACCAACTAACCCTTGAACGTCTGTAGCAGTAATTAGATTTGCAGCGTTAGGCCCAGCTGGACCGGTTGCTCCAGTATCACCCTTATCTCCTTTATCACCTTTCGGACCAGTAGCGCCTGTGGCTCCTGTATCTCCTTTATCACCCTTTGGGCCGGTAGCTCCTGTTTCTCCCTGTATTCCCTGCTCTCCCTGTGGCCCTAAATTAGTACCCGCATACACCCATTTAGCCACCGTGGCAGCACCGGCTACCGTACACCGATATACCCGGCCCCTATCTGCTCCTGTGCCCGTATTTTGGTAATAATCGTTCACAAGGGCTGCTGTCACTCCTGATCCGCTAAATATTGTGGCGGTTGTACTTGTGCCGGTTATTCCGGTTCCGTTATACCAGAGGCTCCCGCGCTGACCAGTATCTCCCTTTGCGCCGGTTGCGCCTGTGGCCCCCGTAGGCCCTTGGGCTCCTGTATCTCCCTTTGGCCCTATTGGCCCCTGTGGCCCGATTACTGAGCCTAAATCTAATTCTGCCATATCTGACCTCCTTTAAAAAGTCACTATAAAGTGCCCTGCTTCGTTGATTCTTACTGGCGGCGGATCTGCGGACGCATCTGGATAAATCACATACAAGTGTCCGCTACGTATCTGGAAAATATAATTACCATTAGCCTGCGTCACTACTGCATCAGACCCTCTCTCGCCTTGTTTACCCTGTGGTCCCTGGATTCCCTGAATCCCCTGTGGACCCTGTCCTCCTGTTGCACCAGTGGTTCCCTGATTTCCTTGTGGCCCCTGTGGTCCCATAGGTCCGTTGAAGTACCCATTCATCAGTTTAGTATTAAAATCTGTCAAGGTTTCATCTACCCGGCCCCCGGCTGCAGCTATTTCCGTTACAGCATCATTTGCTATTACCTCAGTCTGATCCCGGAAAGTCTTGGCATTGTTCTGATATTGGAGAGCCAAGTCCTTAGCAGCCTGAGTATCAAGCATATACTGTCTAAACTCCATCTGAATGGAAGCGTCCAGTTTAGCCAGAGTAACAGAGCCGTCCACTATCTCTGCGGTAATAGTCCGGTTCAGGATCTTCATGGAAATAGTTGCGGTACTATCAACAGAATAGACAAACCGGGTAAGGTCAATTACCTTTTGTGTACCGTCTGCCAGGGTGAGAACCAGCTCATTATCATCATTGATATCAAAGTTTGCAACTACTTTTTCGATAGCCAGATCATAAGTTGTTACGGTTCCATTCTGCTGGGTTACGGTCAGGATACCTGTATCTGTGTCCAGGGTAATTTCTCTTACCAAGGTATTGACCAAAGAAAGCTCCGCCTTTTTTGCATCTATCTGGACTATCCGATTATCTGCCTCCTTGATGCCGTTCTCAATCTTAAGCAGGTTCGTTCGGTTTATGGGTGTTTCCTGTGAAGGTTCGTTCTTCCAGTCTGTTATGTAGTAATATGGTCCATAAGCCATTAACTGGCACCCTCTTTCTTTTCAGGTTCATTGCTGATTTTGGTTTTCCTTTCAGGTAGATTTTCCCAATCGACCGGCGAGTAAACGTCTTTAAATTTTTCAGAATCTTTTACTTCTCCAGGTGTTCCAGATTCCAACATTTGCGCAATGGCTGCCACCTGCTTGGCATTCTGGATTCCGGTTACGGTGACAGCATTCAGCATGTATTGTATCTGCATCACCTGTTCCTCAGTGAATGTGATTACTTTTTTCAAGGTATTTCCTCCTTTCGGCATAGAAAAAGAGCGGGGAATCAATCCTCGCTCTCTGCAATAGTTTTATTTAATTATTTGCTGCTGCGCTGGTATCCGTTTCAATAACGACCTTACCGTCTTTTGTCCACGCACCATCAGGTCCTACAGTGTATCCGTCTGGAGTTGTGGTATCGTGAAGCATATAGCAATATTCATCGAAATAGTACCACTTTCCGTCTATATCTTTAAACCATGTGTTTTGCAATGCCAGTCCTTCTTCATCAAGATATAGCCATGCTCCATCATAATTATGATACCATTCATTTTTTATCAGAAGATAGTCCTCGTTAATTGCTGATAATCTGGGCCTTGTTTCTCCTTCTGCTAATGGTCTCCGCTCTTCAGCAAAGGCGGTAATGTTTAAAGAAAAAATCAGCACTGCCAGAATAGTAAATAAACGCTTCATTTTATGGTTTCACCTCTCAATGTCTTTTTTTACATAATAGCACAATCTTTCATACTATGCAACTATCAGACAAATTAGACTTATACGTTTACTATTCTATTGTACAGATAGTCAAGTGCTCCAAATAATGTGTAATCTTTCCACCAGTTATTACCATGTAGTTTGCAATCCCCATTAATTCTTCCTGCGTTAACAAGTGGTGTTTCAAGATGGTGGTCAGTCAATATAGTAGTGCCCGATTGAGAACTCAAATTTATTGCCGCATATTTACCGAAAGGACCTCCCTGTGCTGTTTGGATAATCACAGATCCATCGGTAGAGCGTAGCAAGTTACTTCCGTTAGCGCTCACATAATAATCGCCAAATCCAACGGCGCTTCCATTGGCATAAAATGTTTGAGATTCCAGATTTCCAGTGAAAGTACCATTAGTAGCAACAATATTCCTACAGGTCAGTTTTCCATCACTTGTCATACTGGAATAGTTTGACTCCCACGACAACCGGTTTGTTTTAATAGTGACGGCATTTGGTTCCACCGACAACTGAGAAGAAACTTCCCCTTTACTCACCTTTAGGGAGATCTGATCTGCCGTCTGTATAAACTTGGAATTAGTATCATTCGCAAGGTTAGTAACAGATAAAGCTATCTGGTCCGCCCTGATGCTTAAAGAAGCTTCTGCCTGCTTTGCCCTGGTTACTTCTGCAATGATCTGTTCAGCGGTAATAGCGAACTTTGCTTCGGTTTCCGCTTTTAAGTCCGTGACTCTTATAGATACTTCTTCCACTGATTTCTTTATGATTGCCGTTTTTCCTTCAAGCTGTATGATCTGCGTACCGATTCCAAAGTTTTCTTTTCTCTCCCTGGTCCCTTGGGCTTCGAAGGTATCCATCATTGCCTGAATGCCTTTTATGGTACGTTTTAGGCAGTATGTTTCAATCACATCATCAGAAGTATAGCATATGATCCCGTCTCCTGGTTCTACCCAAGGAAGAGCCTGAGTTACGATCCTACAAGGTCGGTATGTCTTCCTGCTAATATTCTCATGCACTGTAGCCGCTATATTAAGCAGTTCCTGCGCTCCTTTGCCGTAGACGATGAAATTACCCTGTATGGTATAAGTATTGGTACCAAGGCCATAAGCTGCCCCTACGTCCCCCTCTTCCTGTCGTATCTGTACCTTATCGAAACCCTTTACAAGAAAATCCTCATACTTGGCTTCTCTAAGATGGGATAAGTTCTCCCCCTGCATTTCAGACGGATATAAATCATCGGACGGGAATAGTTCTTCCGATGGGTAGAGTCCTGACGATCCTAGGAAAACATATTTAAACTTCCCTGTATTGTCAATCTGACCGAAGCAGCCGTTGATCTCACAAATAGATTTCATTACGTCCCGACCTGATAGCTTTGACGGATCAATAGTCTTTGATATCTGCATATCATCCAAAGGAAGAGTGGCTTCCTGTTGTTTGACTCCTATATAGTCGCAAAGAGTGGTACGAAACTCTTTCAGACTCATAGGAAACTCTAATCCCTGATACCATGAGGATACATCAACAGCGAAATTAAGCATTCGGTCATAGGCTACAATCTTTTTCTTATTCTTATCTGCCTGCCGTTCAAAGCTATCTACCTTGTAGATACCCATCATAATTTCATAGCCGCCTGCCTCTATGGACAATGTGAACCATTTCCCAGTCAGATCCATCAATACATTAGTTACCGTAACCTCTACCATGGCTGAACCACACTGTCCAAATGTCAGGGATTCTGTGGAGCATAGTACCTGAGTCAATACAAGATTATCATCAGGCACCTGTGATCCGTCTATGGTACAGATCGGTGTATCGGTTTCTACATTAAAATCGCGTTTATCATAGAAACGCATATTAAATTTACGCCATGTATCCAATGAGCTGTTAGTCCGCCGGTATAGGGCCTTTATTTCTTCCGGGATATTTAACACCTTGCACCTCCTAATATTCTATCAAAGTTATAGTAAACGGATCATAGACCATGTTCAGCCGGTTCCTGTCTATATGGCTGATCGTGTACTTGATATCTGGCATATAGAATTCTCCGCTTGCATAGTCCATGATCTCGCTATTCCAATATGTAAGGTTCACCTTTCGTTCTACTGCATTGGTGATTCCGGAATCCACGATAGCCTTTAAAACAATCTTTTCTCCATAATACAGTTTACGAATAGGTATTTCTATCTTTGATTTGAAGTATGGAGAAGTGGTCCTCCTGAGCGTTGCCGTAGCTGATTCTCTGTAGGCGTCAAGTTCCAGCCTTTGGTTTGGTGTTTCATCATATTTTTCTAAGTAGCTATTCGGGAGAACTGTATTCCCGAACTTCACCAACCAGCCTTGAAATGCCATATTCTCCCTCCTTTACTCCATTAGTGGATTAGTTCCTGTATTTCTTACTACCTGTTGGTTTTTGCTCACCACAGTCTGGTATACTATATCCTCGCCAAGGTACAGATTAAGGTTTATGTTACCATCACCAGAATCGGTTCCCTGCCCGCCAGAAGACTTCAATTGCCGAATGAGCGCTGAAAGGCCCTCTAAAAATGAGTTCCCTTCCGCAGAGTTTTTAAGCGCTTGGTACTCTCCTGCTCTTGGAGGAACAATAACACCCTGTGCCATCTTTGGCAGATAGGCGGCAGCGTTTGGAATATTAATCCCGGTGGAAAGCTGTAGATCGGCTCCATCAAGTACATTATTAACACCATCGAGCCAGCTCTTAACCGCACCTGCGGAAGACTTTGCCATGTCAGAGATACCATTGTTAAATCCTTGGATAAAATACTCTGCAATGGAGTATGATTCTCTTGACGGAGAATGGATGTCAAGTCCTTCCTTTGCTTCTTGTATGGCACCCTGCGCCCACTTTGTCATTGCTGCTTTTGTCAGGTTTGAAAAGTCAGATATACCGTTTGCAAACCCTTCATTGATACGCTTAGCCATCATGTAAAACACATTGTATAGTCCACCGGTTCCAGTATAGTTAGAGTCTCCCCAAAACCATGTTCTTAAATTTGCTGACCATGATTCCATAGGCGCACGTGAATCGGTAAATCCTGACTGTATTTTCTCCTTAAAAGCATTGATTATCTGGTCTGCAAATTTCTTCCAAGCTGCTTCATTTACGCCTTTCCCTTCCCCTTCTCCGGTGAACCATTTCCGTATGCCGTCCGCCCAGGTCTCCATTATACTTTGGGATTTTGTATAATCCTGGCTTATAGCACTGTTGTAACCGGATATGATACCGGTGGCCCATTTCTTTGATTCATCTGAATTGTTTCCTGAAAGGCCAAGCTTGCTGGTAAACCAGTTTGAAATACCGGAAGCCCATTTTTGAACTATGCTCTGTGAGTTGCTTTGACCGTTCTCTACTCCCTGATTAAATCCATCAACTGTATACCCACCAATTTCTTTCAGTACTGTAGAAGGGCTGTGGATACCAAGAAGACCTTTAATTCCATTTACAAAAGGATCGGTGATATTGGCTTTTATGAATGCCCCTGGATTTGAGAAGAAGTTCTTTATTCCGTTGCAGAACCCGTCCCAAAGATATTTACCCATTTCAGCCATGACGGTTGATGGACTGTGAATGCCAAATGCATCTTTAAAACCATTGATAAATGGATCAAATATATTCTTTTTTATCCAGCCTCCAATTCCAACAAGTGCATCACCAATTCCTTTTAGAATCCCCTGAGCTACATTCCCTCCACACTCTTCAATCTTATTTTGGAAGTATGTCTGAGCGGCTTCTACTCCATCTGATATTAAACCACCTAAAAAGGCAGCAATACCGCCAAGTACTGCCCCGATTGCCATAAACAGCCTGTTTGCTACCGTGGCCCAGTCTATATTTTCCAGAGATGTTGCAACACCTTCCCCGAATGCCCACCAGTCAGTTTCTACAACAAAAGTGATCAATGCATCTAATAAACCTATTACGATATCGCTGACCGCTGTCCCAGCTCCTGCCCAGTCAAAGTTTTGGAAAAACGTACTGAGGCTTAATGCAATAGAACTGCCGAATCCCGTCCAGTCAAAAGTTTCAGCAAAGTGTGAAGCCATAGTAAATAAACTACTCAAGCCCGCTGCAAATAAAAGACCGATCTTTGCCCAGTCAATGGTATCGATTGTTCCGTTCAATCCCAGGGCGAATGCTTCACCAATAAGACCCCAGTCAAGCTGAGTTATAAGCAAATATAGAGTATTAACCAGGGTATTGGTACCTGTCCCCATCATAACTCCAATGGAATACCAGTCTATTGTTCTAACAAGGCTGTTGAATAAATCCGTAAAATCGGTGACAAAAGCCGTGATCTTTGCACCAGCATTATCCCAGCTGATAAAATTGGTGAATCTCTGAACTTCGTCGTTTATCTTTTCTCCAATGATCTGACCGATTGCTGCAAAATCTCCAGCCTTAAAAGCTTTCATAATACGACCTGCGAAATCACTGATTTCACTGTCAATCTTAGACTCAGTAAACATCTGGGACGGATCCACACCACCGGCCCCATTGCTTTTTGAATCATTTGCCTGCTGTTGGAGCTGGTTTAGTTCATCAAAGGGAGCTAGGGCTTTCTTCATATCTTTTCCGGCCTTCTTTGCTGCTCCTCCTGTCTTTTTCAGACCATCAGCATAATCCTTATTAATCCTTACCGCTTTTGTAAACATTCCTTTTCCAGACAGAGCCGCTAAAAATTGTCCGATCAGGTTTATTACGTAAATCAATTTCTGTGCCAGCACGTCTAAGATAGGAACTACTATTGATGTAATTGGTGAAAAAGCTGCTGCAACACTGTTTTTTAACTGATCCAAGGTGGAAACAAAGGAGCTCATAATAGAATTGAAGCTGCTGGAATACTGGGCATAGTTCTGCGTTCCTTCCTTGAAGGCTGTCGCAATTCCACTGATAATCTTTCGAATAATCGAAAACAAAATCAAACGTTTTAAGATTCCTCCAAGACTACGATGAAATCCTCCCGCCTGTTTTTTCCCAAACAGAAAAGACTTTCCAACATCCATGAGGCTGCCGGCCGCTTTCTTAGCAACATTACCAATCTTTTTGAATCCTGCACCACCAAGTTTCTGCACAACACCGAAAAGCTTCTGTCCACTGTTCGCGGCTATTTTCATCCAAGTAGAAAACTTGCTTGTTTCTTCATTGGAACTAAGCAAGGACTTTTTGTATTCGTTTTCAGCCTGAATTACCCTTTGAAGGGCTACATAGGTAGAATCATAATCTGGATTTCCAATAGATATTCCCTGACTCCCTAATTCTGCGAGTTTTGCTTTAAGCTGTTGTTTCTGTCCCTCGAATGAGTTCATGTCGAACTTGACTGGTATTTCAGTTGGGCTTAACATTTCTTTTTTGTAGTCAGACAGCGCTTGTTTTACCTTTGCAAGTTTCAAGAAGGCATTGTCATATTCTTCATCTCCAAAATACAATCCTTGGGATTCCATCTGCTTTAATTGCCCGGAGAGAGATTCGATTTCTGACTTAAATTCATTGGTGGATTCCGAAGCTTTTTCCATATTCTTCACGTAATTATCCACAAATTCCTGGACTTCGTTTCCATATGTCTGATACTCTCCTGGTGCATGTGAAGCCCGTGGTTCTGCCATAGGCTCTGTGGCTTTTTCGCCATGACTCACCGAGATTTCATCCATTTGCCCCTTAAGTGCTGCAGTTTCATCTTGGGCCTTCTTGGCAGCTTTCGCGATCTCTTCTACCTGAGAGGCGGTATTTTCTGCACTGCTTCCAACTCCCTCTGCCGCTTTACCTGCTCCATGAAAAGATCTTGTGATATTATCTGATAATCTTTCGATAGTAGAGGTAAGCTTTTCCAATGCATTTTTAAGCGTTGAACTTCCTTCATCGAATCCGCTTGTATCCACCTTAGTATCAAATTTAAGACTCCCATCAAAAGCCATGCTTTCACCTCATTTCCGGGCATAAAATAAGACGCTTCACAGCGCCTATCCAAATATCTGATTTAAATATTCGATTTCTTCATGTTCTTCCTGCGTGTAACGGGCCTTGATATCGCAAAGAGCTTTGTTGCTACGATAAAATTCTTCTTCCCATTTCTCCAACTTCTTCCCCTTTGCAATCTTCTGGCGAATCCCTAGAACCATGGAAAAAGTTCCATCCTCAATTTCCATAAAGTAACCCATAAATGTCCACCAATGGATATAGTCCGCAGACCTTACTTCTCTGTGAGCTAATTTATTTATTGCCGGGAAAATAATAGGCTCATCCTGTTCCCAGTCAATAACTTTTATAGGAGGCTTTTTATCGTCCGCCGTATGACCACAGTCAACAAACCATTTAACCTTTTCTGCGGCCTCTGTAATGCAATCTTCCGGGATTTCATTTAAACTATCCCGGAAGAGTCGCTTCATCAATATGTACAGTCTTTCTTTGTCGTTATATTCCGGATCTGCACAGGCAGTCAAGGCAATCAGTATATTTCTATAATCGGTTTCAATGGGGTAATTATTTCCATTTATACCTAGGCAGGTTGGCAATACGCCGATCATTCTCAAATATCTCCCAGATACTTATTCATCTTCTTCTCTGATTTCCGGTTATATGCCTCAATAGCCGGTCCCATAAGCCCCATTATAGCATCAATAACTTCCTCAAATAGGTACTTTTCCTTCCCTCTGGAACCTACAATGCAAAGCGGTGACTGCCCGTTAAAGATGGTATCAAACATATCCGCATTGAACACATCGTTGATGGCTTTTCTCATGGCCTTTGTAAATTCCGCTACATAGGCAGCTTCCTTTTCCAACTCATCTTTCGGACTTCCATCAGGTTTCAGTTCTATGTCTTCTTCCGGCTTGTAGTCCTGGAAATCACTCTGCATTTTCAGCAGACGGTTTATGATTTCCGGATCTGCAGGGTTAAAATAAATCACCCTGCCCGGATCGTCATTTACCATAAAGCTTTCAAGACCTTCGTTAAACTTAAGACTCTTCATCTATATCACTCCTATTCTTCGGTTCCAGAATCCGCAGTAAATGTTTTAGTTGCAGGATCAAAAGTTCCTTTCGTTCTATTTCCTGTGTGATGGAGATTGAATGGGATCTGATATCCAGTGGTATCTCCACCGTAGCTGCTTACTTCAATAATAGCATCCTCTCTGTAAGCCGTATATTTGCCCGCAATCTTGCTTTCCCAGGTGTGAACCTCCACAACGTTTGTCTTTAATTCATCAAGCGTCAGGCGCTTGTCGATGATATCCTGTAGCCTCTCAAATAGTGGGCTACCAACCTCAGCATAGTACGGTTCCACGCTGACCTGCGGCTGATAACTGTCAAGTATTACCGACGTTTCACCCCAAATATTATTCTTGGTATCAACATTGGCGTTCATCTCAACTTTATATTCTTCAAGATCCTTTCCGAGCCTTTCATACTCCGCAGGGTCTCCAGGCTTTGCGGCATTAATGTAATGTGCCATAAACTGACGTTTAATCTTTCCTACTACTTCCGGCATTATAATTCCTCCATTTCTATTTCATAGTTGGCGTATATCTGTATCTGGTACAGTACACCATCGTTCACGGTTGATCCCATGGGCTGCATAGCCATGGCATTGGCCGCTGTTGCTTTCAAAAATATTCCAGTTAGCATTTCTTCACCGATATCTACCTGAATCCCGTCCTCTTCTGGAAGCCTTTCTAGCCAGTAGCCAAGCTCTAGGAGAAAGTTACTGTTTGCTAGCCTGCAATAATCTGTAAATGACTGGTTAACGGCGTATAACACAAAACTGTGTCTTCGCTGCTGGTTACCCAGTAAATCTTCTTTCACCAGGGTATCACCGGCACTTGAAAGGCCGTAACTGGTTGCATCAGGATCCGTAAAATCAATATGTAATTCCTCTCCTGCGAGGAACTCTTGAATCTTTGGATACTCTGATAGTTTCTTTCTCATAAAATCAATGATAGTCATATTCAAATCCCCCTATCTGCGACTGCCTGCGCACCTTCCAGGATATCGTCCTTATGATCTGCCGCCATGCGGTCAAAGAACTTCTTTCCACGCATTGGGGCACCGGTATACTGTAATTCCCGGCCCGTTGGAATCTTTATTTCATCTTTCTTGGCCCAAGGGCTTCCGGTTGTCGGTGAAACAAATAGAATTCCTTCGTGAAGGTAATGAGCGTATGGCCCTGGTATATCAATTTGTCCAGATCCTATCACCGTTCCAAGCACCATCATATGTTCCAGCTCTCCAGCCTGTCTACGTGGCATATAATCGCTCATATACCGCATGGATTCACTATCTATAAATTTCTGTACCGGGCCACCCTCTTGCAGGCCACGGCGTTTTAACAGTTCCTCTTTTGGAAGCATATCAAGTTCAACTTTCATTCTATCGCCTCCTATTTGCTGGAAAGCTCATAATGTTGTACTGCTTCACTACCATACAGCTTTGCATCTGCTGTTGTTATCGTGATAAACTTATGGGCTGCTTTAAATGCCGTCAAAGACTTTGACAGGACCGCCTGTGAGCTGCTGTCGATTTCATCTTCAATGATCCCCTTTACAGCAATGTCTTTACCCGGTGTAAATTCAACAGGAGATTCCAGACTTTCCAGAGGAATTACAAGGAGAACAGAAGCAGAGTTTCTTTCTCCTGTCCTTAGTAGGGTCGATTGGGTTATTTCTTCCCAGTACACGCCCTCAATCGGGAGCCTGGTATACTTATCTACACCGTTTTCCTTGCTGCACAAATACATTGTTGCGTCTGCATTGGTAAACATATTAAATCCCCCTGTACAATAGCCCGGTTTCGCTGAGCCACTTATTCATGATCCGGTAAGCGTCTGAGGCACTGATTTCCGAATCTGAAATGGTCTTATCCGAATAGGTTACGGAATAGGTACCATTCTTTTCAGAAGTTTTACCACCCGCCGCCTTGCGTTCCTTCTCGTTGGTATAACAACGCTCTGCAATCTCACAGCAGCACATCTTGATATCTTCGGTCAGGTCATTCAGCTTATCAATCCTACCAAATGTCAGGCTGTTCATAATCCGGCTGGCACTCCTTGCATAGAAGCTAAAGCCGGTGCTGATTACCGGCTTCCTTCCAAGCAAATATGTACCTTTGTAAAATGCATCATCAGCATAGACTTTCATCAGCTCCGGCCTCCTTTACTTAACCTTCAGTTCCAGCCTTCGGCACATATAAAGAGAATGGACAGCGCTTTGTCTTATCCTGCTCCAGGCTATTGATCGGGTTAGGAATCTCCCAGCCAAGACGCATAACCGCGCGTAAGGCAACCATGTCATTCTGCATCAGGTTATAAATGATTTCTCCTGTGGCAGGATCCTGGACAATACCCTGGTCAAACATCTTGAATGTGATATCCTGTCGGATAGAGTAGACAAGCTGTGAAAAATCTCCTGAAATCATCTTAGCCTTTGTAACATCAAAAGCGCCGTTTCTAGGGAATGTCATGGCGTTTCCATCTAAAGAATACTGGGTGCTGCCCTGCATATCTGACTTGAATAATGGACGGTTGTTCCCGTCAACAAGCTCCCTTAATTCTGAGCGCATGGAGATATCAGCAATATGACCAGTTGGGAAATAGCCTGATTTTTCAATCTTGGCAATTACCCCGTTAGTACCCATAATGTCTTTATACATGTTTGCTGTTGCAGTGACCGCCGAGCCTGCTGTTGTTGCAGTGGATACAATGTCTTTACGCCAGTTGCTGGGCTTTTCATCACCAAATAAAATAGCACCATCAATCTTTTTATGGAACGCTTCAACCAGACGAGGCCTTACCTCACCCCAAATATCATAGTCAGCATCATCGAGAACGGCCTCAGGGATCGGAACGATGACGGCGATCTCTTCGGCATAAATCCGCTTTTTATCCCACATCATTTTTGTGGTCTGTTTTGTGCCTGTATCACCGTTTACAAAGTAGGCAACAGGTAACATATCAAGTACCGGCATAACAGTGCGGTTCGATGTCATGTTAGGGAGCTTGCGCCCCATAGAAAGAACGGCGGACCCTTCTGTTACTCCCTGGATAATCTCTCTGCTTACCTGCTCCGGAATCAGCGCATCCGCACCTGATCGATCAATAATATTTACATCTCCTGCAAACATCTGAATATTAATTGGTTTCTTTCTCATAAATTCCTCACTTCCTTCCGAATGAACTTCGGATCATGTTGTTAATTGCTTCATTACCATTACCTGTTTCAACAGAGCTTCCGGTGTTTGTACTGGTTACAACCCGATACCCGCCGCCCTCTTTATACCTTGGGTTCTCTTTCAGCCACTCTTCGGCAGCCGTTTTAAAATCCTTCTTGTCGGAAACCAGCTTATTGACCTTGTACATGACGTAATCAAGATCCTCACTCTTAACCTTCATTCCTGAAATAACCTTTTCGTTTTTTAGGTTGTTCAGTTCTTCATTTGCTTCGTCTCTCTCTTTTTCAATCGCTGAAACATCCGGCTTATTCTTTTCCTTATTGGCCTTATAATCACCCATTGCCTGCTGGACCTCTGCCTCACTCATTCCCTGTTGCTGAAAGAATGATTTTAACGCCGCCTTCTCTGCCCGTTCTGCCCTTGCCGTTGCGATCTCTTCTGCCTGCTGGTAAGTATAGGTTCCATTCTGAGCGCCTGCGCCCGATCCAGCTGTTGTACTCTGTGTTCCAGAGCCGCCTTCGCCGCCGTCTGCGAAAAGCTGTAAGTTTATTCTCTTATACATGATTTCCCTCCGTTTTAAGTGCGTTAACTTTTCCGGTGCTTTTTGCGTCATCACGTTTTGGACATAATAAAAGTGCCATGTTATCCATGACACACTTCTAAATAAGCTCCATAATCTTCAAGTAATTCATTTAATGCAATTTCTAGCCCAGCAAGTAGCGTTTGTGTCGTAATATCTGGAACCTGTACCTGAAAACGAATTCCACCAATTATATTTTTTGACACTTCCGTCTCGCAAATGGTCATATTATTGATTGCTGCAATAGTACCTTGAACTAATGCGGAAACAGCGGCGCATACAATGTCCTTTCCAATTTCGGCATAACCTGCGTGACCATAGGCAGTAAATCCATTGCACTCACCATCTTTATTAGTAAAAGTTATAGTTATCATACTTTCAACCTTTCCATTTGCTGTCTCAAACCCATGGCTTTTGAAAAATCCGCATAGGTCTTTTCAGTTAATCTTCTTCTGCTCTTCGCCGCTGTGATCTCATCTTTATCTGATTTCGCCTTTCCCATCAGCTTTATATCTTGCTTCTGTTTCCTTATGGTTCTTTCAAGCTTACGCTGATACTGTAATGCACCGTAGGTATCATATTCTTTACCGTTAAAGGATTTTTTCATATTCTCCTTACGATTCTGCTCTTTAAGCCATTCATCAGTATACTTGCGCTTTGAAATACCAGGAATAAATGCAAAGCGAATATGGTAGCAGTTGATTCCAGCAAATCCTAACATTTCACCCAAGCCACAGACAGTTCGCATCTCTTCCGAACTGTACACCTTACCCTGCCAGCTTTGATGATTCATAAATCCTGTACCTGTATTTCTGGCTCCCATGTGCCATTCTACTTCCCAATAGTCAGTATTCAACTCCTTGGCGTTATTTTCATTGACTTTATCGGTCAGCTGGGCTACCCCAGTCATAACAGCACGCCTGGCGGCTACCTCCACACGATCCGATCTACCAGAAGCATAATCAACAGTACGCAAACCACTGGAAGTCATTTCGTCAATCACTCCATTAATGGCCTGGCTGTATGTCTTAACCCCCGTTGTAATCTCCATCATGGCTTTATCCAGCGTTCTTTCCAGATATTCAGAAAGGGGTGTGAATACTCTTTTCTTACCTACCATCACATTAAAACCTGTGGTTTGTGTAATATTCTCCATGGGACGCAGACTGTCCTTTGTCTGCGCTTTTATTGCCGATACAACTTGCTGCAGCCATTTATTCTCCTGATACGGGATATAATCCTTTCCTACGGCCTGATAAAGCTCCTTGTTCGTTACATAATCAGCTTTAATTGCATGTTCGTAGATTTTATCTATCTGTAGGTCACTATCTCTCAGCGTATCTCTGATTATTTTCTTAATCCTGGCCTTGCTTTTACCTATGGCAGCCATACGCCCGATTGTCCAGTCAATGAGCGGAGTAATTAATCCGGAGTTTTCTATGCGCTCCACAATCTCCGCCATGATAGACAATTCCATGATTGTCATGATACGCTCTATTGGCTTTGGAAGCCGTTCAAACTCATCAGGAGTCATTTAGCATCACCTACTCTTCTACTTCTACGGGATCCGGCAAACTCGCCGCTGCTTCTTTTAAGGTCTCGTTATACCATTTAGCGCGGTATTCCTCTAATCTCATGGCTCCCATAGCAACGTCCTGTCTATCTTCCTTGCGTTCTGTGCCTTTGTCCTCAATAATAGAATCATCAAAGTCTACAAGAACCTCAGTTTCGTCATTAAGCCCCTTACCAAGCACATTACCAAGACGAAGAATGATGAATACCAGTTCCTTTATAGCAGATTCCAATATGATTTCATGCTTTTTTATGGTTTTGTACATATCAGAATTTTCACTGATAACTTGAGTAGCCGTCTGTATGCTGCCGCTTTCAAATCGGTAATGCTGGGTACCAAATCCACATTTCACTGAAAGGATATTCAGGAAGTCATTAATCGCTCTGCTATGCTCCTCCGCACGGATATCCATGTTCACTTCTACCAGAGGTTTTTCTTTCAGAGAGTCTTCCGGAAGCTGATAAAATGTTACATCGCTTGGATCAAATACCGGATCGCCATCTGCATTTCTTGCAAGCATTTCAGGAGCAACAAAAATACGCTTTTTCCCAAGTACAAACTCATTTACATAAGAGTCATAGACAGTGTCTATCCCCTTAAGCTGATCTATTGCATTTGCAAATAAAGCAACACCCATAGGGCAATCAGGGTCTATGTTATTCGTATTGTTCAGCCGGTCTATAACAAACTGCCGATTATTAGATCCGGTATAAACTTTCTCTGTCATGTTTTCAAAAGGTTTTAACCTCTTCCAGCCTTCCGGTGGTATTTCAGTGCCGGATCCAGAAGAGCATTCAACCACATAATTCTGAATAACATATTCTTCACCTTCTGTCACATGCATCTGGATATGAGCATACCTTTTTCCTCTGATAACATGGACTGAAACAAAAGCGCATTCTGTTATGATTCCATTTACCCAAGAGAGAGGATAAATGTCCGCGCCATCAAAGTAATTAATATTCACAGTGCCAGATCCCGGTATGACATTTCCTTCCTCATCAATCTCCACTTTGTCAAGAAACGGGACATAGGCCACAGTACCGGTATAACACTTCCGTTCTTGATAGATATTTGACTGAATCTGCCAGTTATTTTGGTTCAAGATCTCATCAACGAACTCCTTTTCTGCTTCATCAGCAATCGTGATTCCAACCTTCTCATTCATCAGATCGTCTGCCAGATCCTCACTCAGCATCTTTGCCATACCTGCTGATAAGCGATCGCATTTCACGGTATTAGCACCATTGCAGATTTTATATCTATGGAACCCTCTGACGTTTCCCTGATACCAGCTTTTCCAGACTCCAATCGCTCGGTACTGATCCCCTGGAACCGTGTCATAATCTTTCTTCTGCAAAAACGTTATTATATTAATCTTCTTCACCTTCTCCCTGTTCTGCTCTTGGCATAAAATATTTTATTTTGGTCCAGAGGCCCATGATGCAATATCTCATGGCATCGCACCCATGGTCATTTTCCTTGACTGGTTCTTCCTTGCCTTTTTGTATGGACTTCTTCTCATACTCATACAATCCCAGCTCCCAGTCTAACTTTGGCTGCATTGGGGAAACGGTAAGTATTCCATAGGACATACATTTCTGTACACGCTGGATCCCGACTTTCACATCATTTTCAGCTTTTTTGATAGTGATCTGATAATCACAATTCATTGCCTGTCTTCGAATCTCTTCCGCAAGTCCTCCGGCTGATGGGTCAATATAGGCATAAAAAATACTGCACTTATATTTCTCGTGCAGCTCATCAGTCAATGATATAAAGTCCTTTGCGTATATAGATGGGCTTTTTTGCTTCCCAGTTTCTCTTCCAGAGTGATAGTATTCTATCAGGCCTTCCAGCTTTCTTTTTTCAAGGTTTAATCCAAATGGCTGGTAGGTAGTTGCATTTTGCTGACCGTAATCCACTCCAACTCCGATGATGCGATATCGCTCATTCTCTGGCTTATACCGGTTCTTCTCACTATACATGTAGTAAATCAGCTCATCAACGCCTATAGGCTCCCCAAGCCATGTCCAGCGGTACATCTTAGGATCCGATTGTTCCATCATCTTAGCAGAGGCTATTAAGTCTTCTCCAAGCCAATCCACAGGCACATCACGGTAATCAGTATGAATGTGTATGCAATCTGGCCTTTGCTCCATTTTCTTACACCAAAGGTTAATTGGTGCGTTTGGATTCTTGGGAGGGTTATAAAGATAGATCATCTGAAATCCTGCTTTATTTCCTCTTACGAAGGTTGCCTCTATATTGGCTAGTTCTTCTTCTCCTTCACCATCGTCAAAGAACTCTGTCAACTCGTCTAGGACAACAAGCTTAATGGGCTTATCCTCGTCTATAATACCCTTTGTATCATCGATTCCATCAGAGCCAGAAAAATAGAGAACAGTACCGTGCTTTTTATATCGTATCTCCATTGGAGACTTGCCAATATCAAAGCAGTTCTTATCTATCTGCAGGCGGTTAATACCCCGTATCATTTCCTTGTAAACCGTCTTCCTCAATTTATTGTGACGTTTTCGCAGGACCACCACGGATCCAGCAGGATCTGATACTGTCTGATAAATTGACTTTACCCCTGCATAACTTGATTTAGTACCCGCACGCCCGGAAGTAAGAATGATATGCTTATGTTTTGTATCGTTGAATAGGGGCATGTACTTAGGTATGATGATATCTGATATTTTAATCTGCTTCTTTTGGCGCATCATTAATTATCTCCACCCCATCATCTTCTTTTCCAGGTGCTTCTTTATTTAGCCTATCCGTCTGCGCCTTAATCTGCGCTATCCTGGCCCGTTGTTCCTCCGTTGCCATGTCCATGTGGTCCGTCAGCCAGTCAAGGGCCTTTAATTGGTCGGACAGTTTGATACTTGCGCCGTCCTTGCCTTGTTTTACTTCCCGTATAATAGAACCGTCAACTTCTGAGCTATCTTTGAATTTAACTATGTTTACGATTTTAGTAATCGGCTTATCCGTTTCTTTATCAATCACAGGTCCGAATGCTCCCATAACCGGTACCTCTTCCTGCCCGAACGATAAATAGTCTGTGATATCGGAAAATGCTATGTCCATATACTTCCGAAAGATATCCTCCGGCCTCAGGAGAGCCTTGGAATAGGCCATTTCCTTTAGCTTCATGATTTCTTCTCTCACACTGGGATTTGCTAGGAGCTTGCACCCTTCCACATTCGCCGCCGTGTAGCTTACGTCATATGCTTTCTGGTAAGATTTTGTTGCATTAAATGACTTGCTATAATAAATACAAAAAAGCCGTTGCTTATCGGTTAAGTCCTCATTACTCATTACCGACTCAACTTCTTTCGCTACGACCTGTCTCTTTACCTTGTTGCGTTTCGTTTTCTTTGCAACGTTGCATTCCTTTTCCTGCGTTGCGTTGCAACTCCATTTCCCTCTATTCTTCCATGACCGTACCGTACCTTCTGGTACATCTAAGCGGCTGGCTATATCTTTTAGCATTATACCGCTCTCATAGAGTAATCTGGCTTTCTCTTTAATCTCATCTGGTGCTCTTGCCAAGCCTCACCACCTCACTTGTGTTGTTTTTGCTTTATTAATTGAACCGGTTCTTTATCCTGGATTCAAGCTGTCCAAACTCATGTTGCACATTATCCATTGTGAACCGCCTTCCGGGGAATTCCTTGTTAACACTCAGGTATGTGTCTATCATTTTATTTCGGTGCTTTATCAGTTTCGTTTCCAGATTCAATTCTCTAATCACTGCCCATGTTATCCTAATGTAAGCCCGTAATTCTCTTAGCATATCAAAGTTCCTTTCATTGTTTTTGTATCAAAAAGAGACGGGGTTGACCGCCTCTTAGCTATTGATTATCGCTAAAATTATGATAATTACCGCTATAGGTGCAAAGTAACAAAGAAAACCTAAAACATACATAAGTTTCTCACCTTTGCTTTTCTTCTATCATACGCCAAAATTGCCAAAAAGGAAACACCCATCACAGCATAACCATGACAGGCGCTTCCTTAGGAGGTATATTATGATGAAGCTGAATCGGAACGCCGGATTGCGAACCCGAATTTACATACTGCCGTCTAATGGCTACGTTCCGTCACTACTTGTGTAGTTATTTTTCTTTCTCGGCATGGCCCCTCTCGGAATCGAACCGAGCCCTGATACGCTTTTATCTATAGTTATTATGCGTTAGCTTACGCCAGCAAGCCATCAGGAGCCAAAGGCAAAGGATTTCTACGTCTTACGACCTACTCCCGTTCGGGAACCCAGCCTTTTAATCCGCGCACCTGGGCTTGAACCAGGGTTTCCAGTCAGGGGGATTACTGTTGTTCTGCCGCTGAACTATGCGCCGATATGCCGGATTCACCGGCACGCCTTATTGTTTATAGTCTGGTAAGGTAAAGTCAGACTGGCCTTAGAGTTCAGTTTATAGTCTGGAAAGGTTAGATCAGACTAGCAATCTTTTAGCACCGCATTGCCAGGTGCGCCTTTGATATTATAGTCCGTCAAGACTAGTCGGACTCCATGATACCTAGTGAACATAAGGGGGTTTATGATTCACTTGTTCCATTTACAGTATAGCATGAAAGCAGTGTACACTTCTATTCACACCTTTTGGGTGAGGTCTTTCGGCTTTGCCTTTTGACCTACTATTATTCTATTACGGATAGAACGGATAGAACGGAAAATCTTTATCTGATGCCCATTTCTTTTAAATAAGCATCGCGAATGCATTTCCGTGGATAGTCGTGGCTCCCTCCGTATCCTGTCTGAACTGCTATTTTTACCCATTCCATCCCGTCTATATACCTCATTCGGAATATGCATCTTGTCTGTCCATCTTCAATTGATTCAATCCATTTCTTCGCAGCTTTTACTTCTTCTTTTTTTCGATCTAATACTTTTTTCCTTTTTTCATACCGCGGCCAATCAAACCCTATAACGCTTTGAGGCTTAGCATAGCCGTCACGATAATCATAGATGGTACTGTTACCGATCCCGGCATCAGTAGTTTGCATTTCATTCAGTTCATATTCTAGAATCGGGATTTCCCTCAATGTTTTTTTATAATCCTTCAGTAATTTCCTGGTTATTTTAATATCCAACCTTATCGCCTCCCACACATCAGCGGTAATGCCTTAACCGTAAAGTCCCAATCGTCTGCCAGTTTCTTCTTGATCATACCGGTATTAGATTTATCAGCTTCCGGTACAAAATGATATCTTCCCTTGTACCACATTTCACTTCTTGCACAATTCATAATGTCTCCATCGGATATCCCTAATATTAAATTAGCAACCTGGGCCGTCCAGGCTCCTATACGCTCTCCATTATCATAAACGGTATATATCTTTGCTTTCGCCAATATTATCCCTCCTGTCCTATAATAGCCTCAATTTCCTTTTCGATATTATCCAAGGCCTTCCATGCACACTGTTCTTCCGCCTTTTTCTTCTGGTCATGTGTCATTACCATGGTGTCACTGTGATTTTGTTTATGTATTGCTATCGCTGCCCGGATCTGGTTTATCTGGTTCTCGGCCCGTTCTGCTTCTGCAGCCCGCATACTGAAATACTCCCGATCATGTTCCATCTTCATTTCTGCCGCTGTCATCTGCTCCTCCTCCACTGCTCAGTGCTGTTAATACAATCGCTGCCACAACCACGCCTCCCACTCCAAGGACCGGCTTTGCTATGCCTATCATCATTGCCAACATGGTAGCTATGGTAAAGACGTACAATGCATATAGCTTAATTAGGATGATTGCTGCTTTCTTAAATTTATTCTTCATGTTATTACCCTTTCTTTTATGCTCCAATGCTCATATATCTGTTATGTACCTGCCTTAAATGTTCCCCGTTGGCAGCTGCATAGAATCCAAGTGTTGTTGATGCGTCCTTGTGCCCAAGTATCTGCTGAATATCCTCAATGGCACAATCTTTGATTCTAAGTGTGGTTGCCATGGTCTTGCGGAAGAGGTGAGGATATACCCGGCGCTTAAGCCCGGCCTTTTCTCCTATCTGCTTAATAACCAACCTTAACCCGTCCTCATTGACCGCATTGTGTGGAGCCCTTACCCGTGCAAACAATGCATCGCTGTTGTCACTCCTGGAGGCCAGATACTTTTCCAGGTGGACCTTTGCAACATCATTTAAATAGACGGTCCGGTAATCTGAGGTCTTATGTGCATATATCACGATCTCTCCGGTACTCCAATCAATATCCTGTTTGCGCAGCTGCGGAACCTCTCCGATTCTTACACCAGTGCTGAGTAAGAACTCCATCAAGGCCCGCTCTCTTGGATTTGTACATGCCACTCTCAACCGTTCAATCTCCACGCCCTTAAGGTAATCAATAGGCGGTTTACGTTCTTTCTTAACTGGTACAGCTTCAACCGGGTTTGTACTGATAACCCCATGCTTACGGAACCATGTGAATACTGCTGAGAGGAAGCGTCTCTCGTTGTTTACGGTCCTGACTGAATTACCCTTGCTGGCATACATGTCCAGGTAATACTTGATATCCACCGCCGTGATATGGCGAATGTTCTTGTCAGTCACGCAGAGCATGTTGCGCATGGCTCCAAGGTACACCCTGACAGTCTTTTCACTTAACCCATCTTTTGTGACATGCATCTCATACAAATCCAATAAGTATAGATTATCGTCCATTTCCGTAGATAACTCCGTTTCTTTCTTCTGAACTTCCACATAATACAGAGCCTTAATTATTACCGTTTCCAGTATCCTCAGTGTTTCCGTGTTTATATGTGGTTCCATCTGCATTAAGATTTCATTGATAATCCTCTCTTTCAT